AATACCTGAAGCTGCTACTATGTCATCAAGAGATATACTAGAGGCTTATTTATTATATGTATTCTCAGAGAATGATCTTAAAAAGAAGATTAGGTTATGGGATAAGGGGAGATTAATGTATGGTACTTATCATATTAAGATTGATCCTAAGATACTTACTGAAAAGAGAGTAAAGAAACGACAAACAGAAGAGGGTGAGGAAGAAATAGAAGAAGAAATCTTTAAGAATGTGTTACCAGATATTGATATTGTAGATGTCTTTGACTTATTGATTGATCCAGACGAAGAAAGCGTTGATGGTGCATCAGGTCTAATCCACAAGAGGGATAAGGTATCTATCAATGACCTAGATGATGATACTTACTTTAACTTAGATTTAATTGATTCAACTAGACAAGCTAGTAACATAGAGTCTGAAGAACTCGCAAAGAGACAAGTTGTCCAAAGTTCTGTCCAACAAAAGATAGACAAGAATAGTTTTACAATAAACGAGTATTGGGGTAAGTATTCTAAAACAGGTAAGCCAGGAGATGAAAAGGAATATATCATTACAACAGTAGACGATACAGTTCTTATTAGATTTGAAGAGAATGAGGTATCAGATAGTAGAGGTAATCCTGTTAGACCATTTGTTGCTATGCACGACCAACCAGTACCAGGTGAATACTATGCTGTAGGTGAAGCAGAACCAATTATGTCCTTACAGGAAGAGATGAATGATCTTCGTAACTTAAGACAAGACTACAATAATAGTGTGTTGTATCCTGAATGGTTAGTACGTAAAGGCTCAGGTATTAATCCCTTTCAGCTTATTCACAAACCTAATAACATTATCCAAGCAGATAACCTTACAGATATTCAACCAATGCCAAAGAGTGCTGTACCTCAATCTAGTTATAATGAAGAAAACGCTATCAATAGAGATATACAAGACACTTCGTCAACGACTAACTTTGCACAACCAGGTGCTACATCAGCATTTACAGATACAGCAAGTGGAGCAAGTATGCGACAACAAGAGCAGAACACAAGAATGAGATTAAAAATTGAATACCTAGATGATGCAGTTAGTGAACTAGGTAAGAAGATACTAATTTATGCTAGTCATTACATAGAGGATAGTATAGAAGTACCAATGGAAGATGACTTTATAACTATCTATAAAGAAACCTTTAAAAAGATATCAGATGGATTTAGTCCTATAGTTGTATCAGGTAGTATGGCTGCAGATACACCCTCTGAGAGACGTAACGAGGCAATTGCTAGGGGTAACCTTGCCTTGCAGTATGCAGGGGCTGGTGTACCAGTTGATCTAACTAAAGAATATCTAAACATAATGAGAGAAGGCTTCAATGCTAAAGACGAAGAAAGCCTACTAGGAGAGGGAACTTCAGATGAACAAGACGCTGGTAATCCACTACTTAATCAACCAGGACAGCCAACACCAGATACCCCATTACCACCACAAAATGGATAAAGATAAATTTAGAATATTCAAATCAGGCTTAACTGATGCAGAACGTGATACTATCGCTAAAAATGAAAGCGTAGAAGCTGTGTTTAAAAATGAGAAGAGTAAAGTATCACAAACAGTAAACACTAAAGGGTTTAAATTAATCTTAGACAAGATTGTAGGTGATGTAGAATCAGCTAAAATTAAACTCCTTACGTGTAGTAAGAAGAATCTAAAAGAGTTACAACTAGAAATAAAAGTACGAAAAGAATTCCTACATAAGTGGGACGCATATATGTAGGTTGCGTGGAGCAAAATCCCTTTTCCTTCCCACTTCGGTGGGTTGCTCCACACAGCTTATATAGCTGCATTTAATCATTAACATCATCATTATGAATGAAGATACCTCAAAAGAGGAGGTAGTAGAGGAAACTGTTTCTACTGAAGAAGCACCCGTTACTACACCCCCTGAGCCTTCTACTCCAGCGGAAGAGCCTCAAGAAGAGCCACCTCGTGTATATGCTGGAAAATATAATAGCCCTGACGATTTAGAAAAGGCTTACAAGGAAGCTCAAAGATTAATTTCTGAACAAGGTTCAAAGTTAAAAGCTAAAGAGGCTTTACCACCAGACAAACAAGAAATACTCAATGAACTCCAAAGTCTAGGAGTAGTTACTAAAGCTGACCTAGATAAACAACAAGCTGTACTATCTCAAAAGGCTAAAGATGATCTTGCAATTAGAGAATTAAAAATCTCTGATGAACAAGAACAAGCCCTAAGACGTTATTCTCAACATCAAGATAACCTTAGCAAGACTATGACAGAACTCTGGGACGAGTTACAAGGTACTGTAGGAGGTAAGGTGATTAGTCGTAAGACTACTATCAAACCAAAAGCAGGATCACACGAAAGTTCCTTTAAAGTTTTATCACAAGAACAAGTAGCTAAGTTGAATCCTGAAGCGTATGACAAATACTGGGTGGATTATGCTGCACATAAGGCTGCACAATAATTCTTAACTAAACAGATATGGCTAAACAAGTTTATCAAACTATTGCTGCTACTGACTTGTCCGCTTCTGCCGCTGTAACCGAAACAATCTCTGCACCATTCGCTGGTGTTCTGAGAATTGATGAATGTTATATGAGAGCTGGGGAAATTGTAACCCTAGCTTCATCTACTGTTGCTACTGTCTACATTACTGTAGGAGGAACAACTGTAGCTACAGCGACACCTAGTTCTACAACATTGGCTGCCATTGGTGACACTCAAGGGCTTACCGCTTCTAGTGATAAGTATATTGAGTTCGATGCAGATGATGACATTGTAGTTGGACATGACGTAAAAGCTGAAGGTACTACTGTAACAGGTACTACTTACTGGCATCTTTCACTCGAATTTGGAGTTTAATTCTTTAACCTAATAGATATGAGACAATACTATTCAAGTATCGCTGCTGCTGATTTAAACGGAGCTTCAGGTACTACAGAGACTCTGTCTGTTCCATTTGCTGGCAAAATAAGGCTAGACGAATGTTATATCAGGGTTGGAGAAGCGGTTGGTGCTGCTACTACTGCTGCAACGGTAACTATTTCAGTTGCTGGAACAGCTAGAGGTACAGCTACACCAGCTACAACTCTTGATGCTGTAGGTGATTGTCAAGCTCTTGGAGCTGTTACATCAGGTAACAAATATATTAACTTCGATGCTGGAGACGATATAGTAATGGCACACACACAGGCAACAGGCGGTACTACAACAGGTACAGCTTACTTCCACTTATCGTTGGAGTACGCAATATAAAAGGAAAAGGGTACACTTTTATATAATTAATTAATCAAAATATGGCAGATTTAACACCAACAACATCGGCAGCATTCATTCCTGAGAAATGGAGTACCGATATTATGAGAGCAACAGAATCTAACCTAGTATTAGCAAAACTTGTACATGATTACAGTTCTATGGTTACAGACAATGGGGGCACAATTCACGTTCCTAATCTTTCTAACTTAACTGCAAATGACAAAGTTGCTGGTGCTCGTGTTTCATTCCAAGCTCCAACAGAAACTAATGTTGATATTGATATCGACAATCACAAAGAAGCTTCTTTCTTACTAGAAGATATTACTAAAGTTCAATCTAATGTAGATTTGAACGCTGAATATACAGGTATGGCTGGACACGCTCTAGCTAAAGCTATTGATAGTTCTCTAGCTTCACTTGCTGCTTCTTTTTCACAAACTAAAGGTACACATGCTACCGCTATTACAACTGATGTAATACTTGACTCTATTGAGCTTCTTGACGAAGCTGATGTTCCATTTGATGATCGTCATTTTGTGATGAAATCAAGCACTAAAAGAAACATTATCGATATTACTACTTACACTTCTAACGATTTCGTAAATGGTAAACCAGTAGAAACTGGTAAAATTGGTAGTCTATATGGTGTTAATACTTACATTTCAGAAAACATCTACAATCTTACTACTGCTAATAACAATATGATGTTCCATAGAGATGCTATGGGTATTGCTATGCAAAAATCACCTAAGACTAATTCAGACTATAGTGTTCCTGATATTGGTTATAGGGTAGTAACAGATACTATCTACGGCTACGCTGAAATGAGAGATTCATTTGCAGTATTGGTAAAAGATTGATGTACTTGTTAAACTGAATTTATTTACTATTAACAACAACTGCATTATGGCTTCGACAACATACACAATAAAGCTAGAACAGAAGACAGGTGATGATGCTTACCCAACAGTAAAGACAGTTGGATCAGCTGTCTCAGCTATGACCGCTACTGAAAGCGATGGGGTTCTAACACTCACTTGTACTACCTAATAGTTTTACTTTTCTCTCATTTTATTGTAAAATGGGAGATAGTAAGATTATTAACCAATAAATTATGACTAACTTAATAAATCCTCCTAAGGAGGATAGAACAGCTACTTGGATTCATATGCCTAGTAGACCAGAGGTAGAGCCTCGTGGCTTTCCTTACTGTGCTGTTAAAAAACTTCTAGCAGATAAGAACAAAGGCTGGGAGATTTGTGAAGCTCCATTTGTATCTAAGAAACAAATTAGACCTAGAGATGATGGTAAAACAAACGAAGCCATTAAGAACGCTAATACTCAGTTGACAGGTAGTCAAATAGCTGAGTTCCTAAAACAGACAAACTCAGAGATCAGAGACTATGCTAAGAAGCATGATGTATCTCTAAGTGGCTGTAAGAATAAAAAAGAAATGTTTGAAGCCTTAGAAAAAGCAGACAAACTATTTAAGTAAATCATAGGCAAGGAATTGGGTAAAATTGGAATAAGGGTAGCTGCGTGAGCTAGACTCCGCTGACTATATAATATTTAAAATTAACCCAATATGTTATGAGTATATCAAGTAATAAAGGACAAAAAGAATACGATAGTATTATCGAGTCCTCAACTACCCCTGACCAACCTGCTAGAGTAGTAGTAAATCCAGATGGTAGTAATATTTTAGGAGGTAGTGTTACCTTAGACACTAACTCAACTGACTCATTTGGCTTAATAGGAAAATCATCAGGTGGAGATTTTACTACAGCCTATGCTTCAGCAACAACAATTACGATAGGAGGTTTACCTGCCTATCATTCCACCTTTTTAGCAGATGATGTTGTTTCTGTTATACAGATAGCAACAGGAGGAGGAGTAACAGCAACCTACCATAGAGATGACGTAGTGTTTACTCAAGCAGGTGCTGTACTAACAGTAACAGGAGCAGCCTTTTCGGCTTCTGATACTTTCGTTATATATACAAATATCGCTAGACATATAACAGCATTTGGTTCTCCTTCTACTATCTCAACACACAGATCCCCTGATGATTTTACTGCAACTTATTTAAGTTCTACAACTATAACCCTAGCGGGTCTTTCTTTCACACCTACAGATACTCAAATCGTTTATATCAGAGTAGTTGATACTGCTGGTACAGCTTCAGAGATATATTTAAATGGTAGTGGAGGAGTAACATTCGATTATAGTGCAGGGACTTTAACAATTACTGGTGCTGGTACACCATTCGCAAGTGGAGATACTTACGAAATAGGTATTAACAGCCAAGATAAGGCTTATACAGCCGTTACACAGTCAAATAGGTCAGAGGAAATAGACCCATTATCACAGCAATATGTAAATACAAGTCTTGTAGATACAACTAATGTAAGTGCGGCTACTCATTATTACCCTTCTTCAAC